TTGATTCAGAAGGACACAGTGAGGAGGATGACTTTTAATGTCAGAGATAGGTAAAAAAATAGTAGACCAGATAGAATCTGGCCAGTTAAACAGTGCCAAGGAAACTATTTTCCAAGGTATGAAAGAAAAGGCTGCTGATGCTGTCGACATGAAAAGAGTCGAGATGTCAGTAGATTGGGCAAATGGCGAAGACTTGGGAACAGATAACAACGATTCTGAGTGAGGCAAAGTTTAAACTGCCTCGTGACCAGAAAGAAGTCAAGAAACAGACTGAAAAAGTTGCCGGTAAAACACTAGACATTAGGTATGGTGAAGACAGAAGAGGCAAAGTTCATGTCTATATTGACGGCGTTTCTATGGGTGACCCCTATAGAAACATGAAAGAAGCAGACAAAGAGATGAAGAATATAAAGAATGTAATCAGACAAATGGGTGAAGAAAACATCTCCAAAGAAGAAATATTAGGAGTAATAAATGAAATTAATATCTGAATTTAATGATTACGCAGTAGCACCTGTTATCGTTGAAGAAAACGAAAAGGGCGAAAAAGAATACTTCATCGAAGGAGTCTTCATGCAATCTGATATAAAAAACCGAAATGGCAGAATATATCCAGAACAAGTCATGAAAAAAGAAGTAGACCGATATGTTAAAGAATTTGTTGAGAAAGACAGAGCATTCGGCGAGTTAGGACATCCAGATGGTCCAACAATTAATTTAGACAAAGTATCTCACATGATTACCAAACTAGAACAAGATGGTAAAAACTTCATGGGGAGAGCAAAGATTTTATCAACACCAAACGGACAGATAGTGAGAAACTTGATAAACGATGGTGCAAAACTTGGTGTATCATCTCGTGGTCTCGGTTCATTAGAGACAAGAGGTGGCGCTCAAGTGGTAAAAGACGATTTTCAGTTGGCAACTGCCGCTGATATCGTTGCAGACCCTTCTGCTCCAGAGGCTTTCGTAGAAGGCATTATGGAAGGAGTAGAGTGGTATTATGATTCTGGTATTCTTAAAATGAAAGATGCAGAGCAAATGCGTAAAGAAATACGCACTGCAAAGTCATCTAAGTTGCAAGAAACCAAATTAAATTTATGGAAAAAGTTCGTAGAGAACTTATAATATATAAATAAAAGAGTTAAGCTAAAACTCAAACAGGAGAAACAAATGGCAGATTTAGAAAAAAACCTAGAACAGGCAATTGAAGAGGCTATGCAGCCAGATTCAAAAGCTGAAAAGGGTGACTCAAAACCTGTTAAGCAAGGTTCATCTGATGCCGCTAAAATCGAAAGTGGTAAAGGTGAAGTCGTCAAACCAGAAGAAAATCCTGTTGACAAAGCAGTTGCTTCAATTAAAAGTGCAGAGAAAGGCACCAAAGAAGTTAGTGGTGACCCACAACAGAAAGGTGAGGCTGCTCCAGAGAAGCAACCTAAGTTGAAAAAAGTTTCAGAAGATGACCTCAAAGAAGAGGACAAACCTTCTAAAATGATGCAAATCAAGGCTATGGTCAACAAAATGAAGGATATGAGTAAGAAAGAACTTAGTGCTATGTATAACAGCATGCACAAAGATGAAGTCGAAGACTCAGAAGAGGTTGACGAATCCTTGACTAAAGCAGAAATTGCGAGAAACATCGTTGAAATGCTGAAAGGCATGGACGAAGAAGCAGTAAACGAATTTGCATCTTCTCTTCAAGAGGAAGAAATGCCTAAGAAGAAGAAAGATGACGAAGACGAAGAAGAAGAAGTCGCTGAAGAAGACGATAAAGAAGATGACGAAGACGAAGACGAAGATGACGAAGAAGTCAAAGAGTCTAACAAAGTTGAGTCAGAACTTGTTGAGATGGAAATAGAGGACGACCTAGAGAAAATCTCAGAAGCCCTTGAACTTTCAGAAGAAAATTCCGAGAAGGCAAGAACAATCTTTAAGGCAGCTGTATCTTCAAAAGTTTCAGAAATCAAAGAACAACTCGAATCAGAGTATTCAGAAAATTTAAAAACCTCAATAGAGAATGTTAAAGGCGACCTTGCGGAAGCAGTTGACAAATATCTATCATATTGTGCAGAAGAGTGGACGAAAGAAAACGAACTTGCAATCGAAAGAGGTTTGAGGTCAGAAATGACAGATAACTTTATCGATGGATTAAAAACATTGTTCGTAGAACATTATGTTGAAGTACCAGAAGATAAGTATGATGTTATTGACGAACTCGCAAATCGTCTTGATGAGATGGAAGAAAAACTTGACAGCGAAGTTCATAAGAATATGGAAATCGTTGAAGAGAATGATTCACTCAAAAGACAAAATGTTGTGAGAGAGGCATGTCTCGACTTGTCTGAATCACAAAAAGAGAAAATGGTTTCATTATCAGAAGGAGTAGACTACAAAGACACAGAAGATTTCGCTGAGAAAGTTTCTGAGTTAAAAGAAGCTTACTTCCCAAGTGATGAAGTCATTGCAGAAGAAACTGTTGTAGAAGAAGGAACAGGTGAGTTCTCAGATGAGAGTGAAACTGTTTTAGACCCTAACATGGACAGATATTCATCTGCTATAAGTAAACTAAAACCATTAGGTTAATAATTAATAGGAAATAACAATGTTTTTATCAGAAAACTTACAAGAAAAGTGGGAGCCGATTCTAGAACATTCCGATTTGCCAAGCATTGAGGATAACTACAAGAAAGCCGTCACAGCAGTTATTTTAGAAAACCAAGAGAAAGCACTTGCAGAAGACAGAGCTACTCTTGAAGAAGCTGCACCTGTTAATGCTACTGGCACTGGAATTAGTAATTGGGACCCAATCCTAATCTCACTAGTTCGAAGAGCTATGCCAAATCTCGTTGCTTACGACATTTGCGGTGTTCAACCAATGACTGGTCCTACAGGACTTATCTTCGCTATGAAAGCAAGATATCAAGACTATCCATCAGGAAATAGACTTGCACAATCAGAAGCTATGGGCGTAAATGAAGTTAGAACTGCACATTCAGCAGCTGCTAACACTGATAACGCTGGTGTAGATTCTGACCCAGAAGGCGACCCATTTGCATCTTCAAGTGCTTATGAGAACGCTACTTCAACAGGAATGAGCACAGCTACAGCTGAAGCTCTTGGTGATGCGGCTAATAACGCATTTGCTGAGATGTCATTCACAATTGAGAAATCAACCGTGACTGCTGTATCCAGAGCATTAAAAGCAGAATACACTCTAGAACTTGCACAAGACTTAAAAGCAATCCACGGTCTTGACGCTGAATCTGAGTTAGCAAACATTCTTTCAAGTGAAATACTTGCAGAGATTAACAGAGAAGTTGTGAGAGAAGTAAACAACCAAGCAAAAACTGGTGCTGCTGGCACTGCTTCTGCTGGTACTTTCAACTTAGATGTTGACGCTAACGGCAGATGGTCAGTTGAGAAGTTCAAAGGTTTATTGTTCCAAATCGAAAGAGAAAGTAATGTAATCGCAAAAGAAACAAGAAGAGGAAAAGGTAACTTTATCCTTTGTTCTTCTGATGTTGCTTCTGCATTATCAATGGCAGGCGTATTAGACTACGCACCTGCACTTAACACTTCATTAAATGTTGATGACACAGGCAATACATTTGCTGGTGTTCTTAACGGAAGAGTTAAAGTATATGTTGACCCATATGCTGGTGCAGACTACATGACAGTTGGTTATAGAGGTTCTAACCCTTATGACGCTGGTATGTTCTATTGCCCATATGTTCCACTACAAATGGTGAGAGCAGTTGGTGAGAATACTTTCCAACCAAAAATCGGATTCAAAACAAGATACGGAATGGTATCTAACCCATTTGTTGGTGCTACACCTGCAAACGGACTTGCATCTGACGGAACAAACCAATACTACAGAAAAATTAAAGTTTCTAACATTCTTTAATCGTAGTAAGAAAGTTTCGACTTTTAAAGGGGTCTTTTTTAAGACCCCTTTTTTTATGCACTAAATATAATTGTATCATGAAGATACAGACATAACACACATACACACAGGAGGAAATTATGTCAACTAAAACCAAATCAGGATTTGAAATCCGAGCAGACTTACTTAGTCAAGCACAAGGTCTAGTCGAAGGCAATCTCTACAGAGAGAATGAAAAAATCGAT